TATTTAAATCACCAAAAATCACTTGGATATAATAGTGCAGATGGTAGTGATAGAAGTGCTGCAATGGGTGCTTATCAAATGATCAACGTTAGAGATGTTGCAATTGCGATGAAATTAGATCCCAAGACGACAATTTTTAGCAAAGCAACTCAAGATAGGATGGTTGATTACTATCTAAACTATTCAGGTTTTCAAGACTTTAAGAGTGGAAAAATTACGGCAGAACAATTTAATGATAGATTGGCAGAACAGTTTGCTTCACTCAAAACGTCAGCTGGTAGAGGTGTATATGATAAGGATGGAATGAATAATGCATATGATAGTGTATTAGGTCTCATTCAGAGTAGAAAGTTTGATGATGTATCACCAACGATTGATAAACCAGCAACAGTTATTGAAAGAGCAGATGACTTATCTTCAGGAGGACAACCAAAAAGAGTCACTATAGATAAAGAGGTAATAGTACCAATTACTCTCCCTAAAGAAAGGAGAGAGAAGTATCAACAATCATTTGCTGCTGCATCTTCAATCAAGATTGAGGTTGTCAGTGTTGACGGTCATACATTCGAGGATGAGATATTCTAATGGCAAATCCAGTAACAGGTAACAAAATCGAGAGAGTCGTTATTCGACCAAAGTATCAGAAAGACAGAAGTGATTCTCCCGTGGCAGGTTTGCCAGAGATTGATCTGACACCATATGTTGGTGAATTATATTACTATGAGACTATTCTCTCACCAAACACCACAGTTAATATTTCTATCGTTAATACTACTGCAAACTTTAAGATCTTTGAGGATGTAGTTATCAGAGGTGGTGAAGAAGTAATTCTTACTGTCAATGATGTGGTCAGCACTGAGATCAATGATGATCCTAATGCAGGGTTGCAAAACCTAAAGATGTATGTTGCACAGGTAGATAGTAGACAAGCAAATCAAAATGCAGAAATCTTTGTACTGAAACTGGAGAGTGCTTGGAAAGAGACGATGGAGAATATTAATACGGTGACTGGAACCGTAGAGGGTAATCCAACTCAGATTGCCAATAAGATTTTTAGTGAATGTTTCAATAGAGATATTGAGTATCAAGATCAAGCAACAAATAAGACTACAATCAACTTTGGTAGTGAGAAGAAAGACAGCACATTCCCATCAATCATGAGGATTGCATCTATCTCTGAGAATCAGAAGAGTGCTGGATTTTTATTCTGGCAGACAAAGTATGGTCACCATTTCAAGTCTGTTGATAATATGATCAACAACAGTAGTAATTTGCCTGTTGGTAAAGTCTACGAATATGATTATAATGGAATCAATCCTGGTTTCTTAGACACTGATCTATCATCCAGGACCATCATCAATCTTTCTTCGAGGATCAACAACTATACATTCAAGAATCATCAAAGAGCTGCTGGTGGTGTTGTCAACTTTGCCATCGATCCTATCACCTATAACTGGTTCTCTGATCCAGTAGATGACATCGAGCAATATAATTTCAGTAATTTCAGTAGTGAGACTATCACTGACTTGGAACCTAAAAAGTTCAACAAAGAGGGTAGATTTGAGAATCTTGGAATGGTATACAGAAACCCTGCTGATATTTGCGATCTGGCAGAGAATCCATTCAAGACTAAGGCACCTGCTAAGGCAAGGTACACAAGTCTGTTTGGTCTCATGGTCAACATGACTGTGCCTGTTAATACATCTTTGATCGCAGGTAGTGTTGTTCGGTTAAATATACTTAGAAAGAATGAAGGTGTGGAGTGCTCTACTGAAGATAATATTATCTCAGATGATCTAGCAGGATCATATATAGTAGCAGCAGTTTGTCACGCATTTGACAGGAAAAAATCTTATTCCTCCGTCATGTTAGTCAGAGATTTAGAGAAAACAAAATGAAAAACATTAATGATCATATCGAGAAGGATAAAGAGATTCTTGATAATCCGACAACTTCTCCACAACAACGTCGTCATGTAGAGAAAGAACTACATGAGCTAGAAGACTATAAGGATCATCATCCTGGTGATGATCATGATCCCACATCATTGGAATTATTTTGTGATGGGAATCCAGAAGCACCTGAGTGCAGAATCTATGAGGACTGATGAACAAATATCCTTCTTATTTTATGGGACAAGTTGCTGGATTGGATGATGCACAAAACATCAAACAATCTGGTCATGGTGTAAGATACCGTATTCGCAGAATTGGTATTGATTCACCTAAGACACCCGTAGATAAATTGTTATTTTTTGACTGTCTTTTGCCTTTGACTGAAGGAAGTGGTGATGGACAAAAAGCAAGATCTGTCAACCTCTCTGTTGGAGACATGGTATTTGGCTTGCATTTGGATTCACCTAATAATCAAAGAGGAGTTATCTTAGGTACTCTGGCAAGAACAACATTGATTCAATATGATGATTATGTAAAGACTGAAGATCAAACCACAGCATCTGGTGGTGATCAGGGTGGTTCTAAGACACAACCAACACCAGCTAATAGAAGAGCATAATGGCAACGGCAGCAGCACTATCTAATTGTCCAATGGGGGATTACAATCCCCTCTTGAATCCTAATACCAACGCAGTTGATAATGCTGATAATGGTTATTGCGTGCTGCTGGCACAGTGTGAGCAAGATCCTGTACAAAGGATGATCAATAAAGTCAAGAACTTTACTAATGATGCACAAGCAGTTCTTGCTTTTGGTGGTAGTCTTTCTGAAGAGATTGAAGCAGCAGCTGGTGTCCTGAAGAATGTTGCAGGGATGCTGGTTGGAGCTCTTGTTAATAAATTGATGGATAAGTTGAAAGAGTTGATGGAGAAAGGTATCAACTCTCTGCTCAAAGCAACACAGGGTCTTGGTATCTCAGAGATTCTTGGTTTGGAGGGTGCTGTTAGTCAACTCTCTAAGCAGGCAATCTGTCTTATCAATAAGATTATTAGTGGTTTACAGAAGACTGCAGTAGATCTACTAAGTGGAATTGTTGGTAATGTAGAGAACATGGTGACATGTGCTGCCGAACAATTCGTTGGTGGGTTTATCAATAACATCATTGATAGTATTGCAGATGGATTCAAACCATTATTAGAACCACTGGAGAAGATTATTCCAGTTGGATTTAAAATTATTGATTTCTTGCTGGGTGCTATTGATGCCATTTCTGCAGTAAGAGAACTTCTCTCTTGTGGAGAGGAGAAAGAATGTCCAACCGTCAACGGTTTCTTTGTTGGTGGTGACATCTGTAATGAAGAGAAACCAAGTGTCAGATCTATCCTTGGCAAAGCAAGCATTGCTAAGGGTGCTAGCAACCTCGCAAATGACTTTGAAAGACAATTCGGTAAGTGGGATATATTTGGTGACGGAACCTCTCTGGCGGACTATAAGAGTGCTCTGGGGAGTTGTTATACAGGACCACCATTATCTTGTGGATCACCAACCATTTCTATCTTCGGTGGAGGAGGTGCTGGTGCAGTAGGTAAAGTCATCCTTGGCAACGTCATTGATAACACAGAAGGACTATCTGACGTGGTATCTAAGGTTGGTAGTGTAGTTGGTGTAGAGATTACTAATCCTGGTTCTGGATACAAGACTACACCGTTTGTTTCTATCTCCGATGATTGTAATCATGGGTACGGTGGATATGCCAAGGCAAACGTAGACTTTGATACTAAGTCACCCACATACGGACAGATCAAGTCTATTACTATTATCTCTAGTGGTGTCGGATATCCTATTGATGAAGAGATTCCTCTGGGTGTTGCCGATGCCGTGATTGAAAACTCTGGATCAAACTACGGTCCAGATGATACTCTAGATGGATTTGATCTAACTATTGACAATGGCAGAATTCTCTCTGCAACCTTGAACTCTGTCATTCCTACAGATGGTGATGTTACATTGAGAGTAAATACATCGACTGGTAGTGGTGCTATAATTAGACCTATTATCAATTCTCTGCCTGTGGTAGAGAAGAAACTCCAGAGTGTCATTGACTGTATCGAATAATGTCAGAAAAACAAAAGGACTATAGTAAGAGAGACGTTGATTCTAGAAGTAAATCTTTTAGGATTGATGTAAATAATCCTCAGGAAGGACAGTCTGGTCCAGAAGCATACAAGATCATCGGTGAGACTGATGATGGTGTGAAGGTATCTCAGAGTCTGTCTCAAACTGGTTTATTCAGGATCACATCTGAAGGAACCATGGAGATTGTCGGTGGTTCTAAGAATAAACCAAAAGGATTGGATATCAGAATCTTATGCACAAAGGGTGATATTGCTATTCAAGCAGACAGTGGATTCTTAAGATTGTACGGTAATAATATAATCTTGGATACACCCGGCACCTTGACCCTAGGTGGTTCTAAGATCAAGATTGGTAATAGTATGACCAGTGGTGTGACAATTCAAGGATCGGAAGTCCAGGTTGAGACACAGGAGACTAACATTAAACTCAAGTCTGGATTTGGTATTGCCGATTTCTTTAAGTCTCTTTTGGGTCTTGACATCTGATTGGGACCTCTGCTATAATACTCAGGTAATCGGATCAAGGTATGCATCAATTCATTGATGAAGAAGAATACGTGGAAAGCGTCTTAATAGACGTGCAAAAACGTTCTGTCATCATGTTCAGTAATCATGGTGATCAGCATAAAGTCACATGTGATACTGTAGATGAGTTTATGGGAGTTCTCAAGTTTGTTCGAGACACTCTTGAGGATGATGCCGCAAAAATTTATTATGTAGATCCAAAATCAAATGAGACCTGAAACTAGAAAGGCAATGGAGATGCTATTCTCTGCCAAGTGGAATGTTCCTAAAGCAGCAGAGCATTGTGGATTGAGCATCAAAGAAATGAAAATTACGTTCAATGAATACTGTCACCTCCACCCATCCACCTATCAAGATAACGAGTGAGGAACTAGAAGAACACTTTGAGTTTATCGTTGATCTTTGCCATCGTGAAAACATCACTTTCATGTTTGAACACAACAACAAAACAATGTGTCTTATTCCTTATGAGGAATACTACGGGGCTTAGCTCAGCTTGGTAGAGCGCTGTCTTTGGGAGGCAGATGTCACAGGTTCGAATCCTGTAGCCCCGATAAGCCCGTGTAGTCCAACGGCAGAGACAGAGGACTTAAAATCCTTCCAGTATCGGTTCGAATCCGATCACGGGTATTGTTCAATAGAATACAAAATACCCTTACGAGGACATAAAGCGTCTATATAAATTATAGTTTAGTTATAATAGTATGAGAAGAGCTTTAGTGCTCTTTGCTATGTTAGGTTTGGCGGCACCAGCACATGCCGATATTTCTCACTCATTAAGTTCTAGTGTTCAGTTGACAGTCAACTCTGCTGCTACACAAGCAACAAGAATTGGTTCTACTTATAGCACATCAGGATCTGGTGTAGCAACCACGGATGGTACAACTGCAAATACCATTTCTGCTGGAACAATCACCAGTGGTGTTATGAGTCCTGGTAACATTGCTGCTACTCAGGTTACCTCTGGCAATGCTTACTCCTATTCTGCTTCTTATACACAAGCAGACGCAGTTCCAACTTCTGCTCCCACTGTAGGTGCTGTTGGTAACTTCGGTTCGATGACTAGCAATGCTGCTGGCACTGCTGGTAGTCTGGCAGGTACTATCACCTCCACAGGTGCTATGACCTTGACTGCTGGTGGAGCAGGTACACAGGCAACCGGACAATTCGTAACGGAGCTGACTATCAGATGATGGATAATGAGACATCTTGCACTTGCGTTGTTTGTGGTTGCGAATGTCCTTGTGAATGCACGGACTGCACAGGCTGTGCCTGTGGTGCCAAATTTCACACAGGGTTCGATGACGACTCACACAGAGACGACACAAACAATTAATGAAACGATAAACTCTGTCAACTATAATACTGGGTATACATATAGTGTATCTGGAACTAACGTTCAACCTAATACGAACTTAGCACCTTCCAGTACATCTTCTACATCAAACTCCACTAATGGTGTGACTTCGACATGGCAAGGTTTAGATTTGGATTCAAGACCCACTTGGTCTCAAACAAACGTGGGTGCTCCCTTTCAGTTCACCGAGCACTACGTGGGACCAGGAATGTCCAATCAGACGATCATCCAAAGAACGACAACAATAACCAGTATTACCGACTCTACAAGTATCTTCCAGCAGTAATCCTTGTTGCCGCACAACTATTCCCACAAAGAGCTTTATCAGAGACTATTGGTGGCGTCAGTGCCACTGCTTCTCCTGTTGCTAATAGCTCAGGCTCAGTCACCAACCAAGCAATCCAGGTCCTCCAAGGACCATATATCACCAACACATACGGTGATGGAATCTCCTGCCAAGGACCAACTCTAAACATCACACCGTATGTAACAAGAACCAAGGGATGGCAGTTACCATACGAACCACATTACAATGATCCAGTCTATGATATGTCAGACTTGGACAGTGATGGTGCCTTGGATAATCCTGGTGATGTCCTTTACTATGTTCCTACCAGAACTGGACAGAAAGACTCACATAATACTTCCATAGGTTTGTCTGCCACTGTATCCTTCCCATTGGATGGTAAAGCACAGGCATTATGTAAAGAAGCAGCAGAGAATCATAATGCTTTCCGTGAGCAGGTACTTGCTAATAAGAGATTAGATTTTGAAATTGCCAGACTAAAGAATTGTGGCGAACTTATGCAGAAGGGTATCATGTTCCACCCTAGAAGTCCGTTCTATAAGATCTGTGCTGATGTAGTTCTTGTTAATCCTCCAGGAGTTATTCCTCCACACAGGCATAAAATCCCTACTTCATCGCCCTCCTCAACTCAAGGATCGCCCGATTCAACTCCCTCTGAGCAAGCCTCCTCTCGCGCACTCCCTGGGGCTTCTGTTTCTTACCAAGCATCTTCTTTACCTTCGTTATCAGTTTCTTCACAATGGGCTTCACCACCTTCAGAAGAATATCAGCAATAGGTTTAGCAAAAATGGCAGAACTTGTGGCAACTACAGCAACAGTAGCCGTGGTAGTAACCATTTCTAATGGTGGGAAATATTTGTCTACGAATGTTGGTTCAATACAACGTGGATCACTTGCCATTAATTCGGCATAATATGGACACACTTCTTCCTTTTCTTCTTGCTTCGGTACAGCAGGAACCTCTGCCGGTGGTGTATCAGGCACTTCTGATGGTGGTGGCTCCTGCTCTTGTGATTGTTCCTCCTCTGCTCCTTTTGTTGCTGGTGCTTGTTCTTGACTCACTTGAGTGATAATCATCTCCTCAGGTGTATAGTCCATTGCATTATATGATGGTGTCTGAGCATCACAGTATGTTCTAGCACCTTTAGGATCATCCTTTGCCAGTTGTGGACTTCCATCTGGGTGTGCTTCTACACATCCTGGCATATTAACAATAGGCGTGCCAATATCTACCGTAACTGGAGGAGAATACGGTATGATTGGTGGTGGCATGTTGTTAGTAAAAGAGGAGATGTTAGGAACACTCCTAACACCAATCTCTCTTACATTAATTGGTTCAATCTTTAATATGCCCATTTTCAATTAACCACTCACGAGTCATGGGAGTTGGTGGGTAAGTCTCCCACATGGGAGTGTCTGACGCACAGGCAGCAAGTGCTTCTTGTGTCATACCTGCCGTGTGTCCAGCCCAGAATGCTTCTGCCTCCCAAGGCACAGCATGCTCAGGATATGTACCCTCTACAATCTCTCTCCAGTATCCAGGAACTTCTTCCTCTGGTTTGATGATTGCCATCAATGTATTATCAATACTACCTGCCATGCAATCTTGTGCAGCATGCCAACCTTCGTGACGCATTGTAGACATCACTCTGTTTGGTTTCACCATCCATTTTTCATTGAGAAAAAAGTTATTCCCCACAGTGTGATAAACACCACGATGCATAGGAGGGAAATATTTTTCATGTGCTAGAAAAACTTTAACTCCGACTGCATCAAGGGAGCTGAGCATCGAATTAAACTCATCAGCAATAACATCATAATTAGTATCGGGATTCGCAGCTCTAAGATCTTCGATACTATAGACTCTTTTGACATCTTTAGTACACTCTAGAAGAATCATACATCCCATAGCATCCATGGTATAGTAACCCTTTGTTGGTTCTGCCATCACAGGTGCGGCAGCCAACATCAGCATAGCAAATAATTTTTTCATAGCATAATCAGAAAGGAACTGCACCACCTGTTACTTCAGGTACTGCTGGAATCTCAGGCATTGAAGCATCTAAGAGTCCTGGTAGAGCATTTGTTACACCTTCTACAGCAGCATCAGTGACTTGCTTCTTGACTCCATCAATGATAGAATCTTTTTGTAGATAGACGTAAACTCCTCCACCGATTATACCAGCAGTGCCGACAAAAGACAACACTGCCAGTGTATTAATCAACTTTTGCATCTTTCTTTTCCTCTTTAGGTTTTTCTTCCTCTTTCTTTTTGGCAGTTTGAACACCAAAAGTTGCTAGAGTGCCAGTGAAAACAGAGGCAATGAACGTAGGATCGATTTGTTTTTGAGGAACCCCAGGGATTGAAACATAGTTCAAAGTCAGGATTGCTCCTGACCAAGCAAGGATAATAACTCTCACAAGGGTAGCAACCCCTTCATCAGCCCATTCAAATTTGTTTTCTTTCTTTTTGGGATTCTCTTTACTAAGAGCAGAGTTTGCCATATGAAAAGAGTAACCAGCCCTATTTATTGACTAAATAAGTCAAGAAACGATATCGTTGAAGCAAGAAGATGCCTCTTAGTAAGTTAGATAATTTTATCAAGAATACAGAGGGTCGTATTTTATACGTCAATCCCAACGATCTTGATGCGACCGATGCTGTAGATAACCAAGGTAACTCCCTTACCAAACCATTCAAGACGATTCAGAGAGCTCTGATTGAGTCTGCAAGATTCTCTTATGTAAGAGGCAAGGATAACGATCTTTTCAATAAGACAACTATCCTGTTGTATCCTGGTGATCATATTATTGATAACCGTCCAGGATTTGCAATTAGAAATGACAACGGAACTGCTAGATCTGTAAGTCCAAGTGGCACAGAAGCAACTGCAACTAGCACTTTCAACCTGACTCTTACTTCTAACTTTGACTTATCACAAGAAGATAATATTCTCTACAAATTCAATAGTGTTAACGGTGGTGTAATCGTTCCCCGTGGTACATCTATTGTTGGACTTGATCTTAGAAAGACAAAGATTCGTCCTAAGTATGTTCCCAACCCAACTGACGATGACATTGCTCAGTCTGCAATCTTTAGAATCACTGGTGGTTGCTACTTCTGGCAGTTTACCTTCTTAGATGGTAAAGACAATGAGTTGGTTTACACTGACGATACCAACTTTGATACCACAAACAGATCTATCCCTACATTCTCCCACCACAAGCTGACTTGCTTTGAGGTTGCTGATGGTATCAATGATGTCCCTGGTTACAGTGGACTGACTGACCTCAACATGTATTATTACAAGTTGACTCATGCATTCCAGGCAACATCTGGTAGAGCAATCTCGTTCCAATGGCCAGATCAAGAGGGTGACTTTGAAGCAGTAAGATCTGAGTTTGAGATCGTTGGTGCTTTGGGTGTTGACTCTGCCAAAGTAACTGGAATGTTTGCTGGTGATGGTGCTACACCAACCACACAGGTTACAGTTACGACTGCACAACCACACGGATTTACTGTTGGTACTCCAATTAAAATTCGTGGTGTCAATGTATCTAACTACAATGTTTCTGCAACTGTATCGTCTGTAATCAACGATAGTAGATTTACATATCAATTGCAAACAGTTCCAGTCAACTTGATTGCAACACCTGACTCATCTAATGCCACAATTACGATTGAGTCTGATACTGTTAGTGGTGCATCTCCATATATCTTTAACGTATCTCTACGTTCTGTATATGGCATGCAGGGTCTGCATGGTGATGGATCTAAGTGTACTGGTTTCAGATCTATCGTTCTGGCACAGTTCACTGCTATCTCACTGCAGAAAGATGATAGAGCATTCGTAAAATATAATGATCAGTCCAGACAGTATGATAGTATCATCTACAGTAAAGTAACTGGTGGTGACTTATCATCTGGATCTAGTTCTCAGAGCAGTGCAACTGTTTATCACCTAGATTCTGGTGCTGTTTATAGGAGTGGGTGGGAGACTACACACGTCAAGTTGAGCAACGATGCTGTATTCCAGATCGTTTCGGTGTTTGCTATTGGTTTCAACAAGCACTTCGAAGCTATTGCTGGATCTGACGCATCTATTACTAACTCCAACTCCAACTTCGGTCAGATCTCTCTGGTTGCTGATGGATTCAAAGCAGCAGCATTCAACCGTGATGATCAAGGATTTATCACCAACATCATCACACCAAAAGAACTTAGTGCAAGAGAGAAGCAAGTTAACTGGTTAACACTTGACGTTGGACTGACAACATCTGTTGGTATTGCAAGTCATCTGTATCTGAATGGATTTGGTGATATTGACGTTGCACCTGCAGCACTGACACAAGGTTTTAGAATTGGTGGAAGACACGGTGATACTTTGTATCTGCCTGGTAGCACTGGTATTGGCACACATACTGCCACTATCATGATGCTTGATAATGTTCTGGGTACAGGATCTACAATTGGTCTTGGCACACACTCTGGCATCAAACAAGTCAACGTTACTTCAGGTCCAACAAACAATACTTTCACCGTTGCCAGTGATGTTGGATTAGTAACTGGTGAGACTGTTCAACTTATTAGTAATACTGGTGATCTCCCAGAGGGAGTTGATCCACATAGAACTTACTATGCAATCAGGATTAGTGGCACAGAACTTCAGATTGCCTCTACATTCTCTGATGCTATTAGTGGTAATGAAATCAATGTCAATGGTGGTGTCTCTCTCGTACTCCGTAGTATTGTCAGTCTGAAGAATCCAGGTGATATTGGACACCCAATCCAGTTTGATACAGTCCATAATAACTGGTTCATTCACGTTGATAGTCCTAATGCTATCTTCACTGGACTTAGCACATTTACCACTGCAGAGACTCCAAGAACATACGTAGAAAGAAAAGATGACACTAGAGGTCTTGACTCTAAGATCTATCGTGCGACATACATCATTCCAAAAGAGTCTACAGATGCTAGAAACCCAAGACAGGGTTATGTAATTCAACCATCTAGTCAGACTGGATATGCATTCTCTTCCTTTGCTAATGCATCTACTATTCAGAGAGCTGATGTCCTGTTTGATAGAAACAACAGTTTCATCTCCACATGTACTTCATCTGGATCTACACTCACAATTACCACAGAAGAACCACACCAGTTAGATGTTGGTGATAGAGTTAATGTTCTGAACGTTCAGAGTGCTAACAATGCCGTTGGTGTTGCTGATAGTGGATTCAACGGTAGATTTGCAGTTACTGCTGTTACCAGTGACATGACATTCAGCACTGGTATTGTTGATACTAAGGGTGTAACACATAATCCAGGTGGATTTACAGACACCACTGGCACTCGCAATCTTTCTCTTCCAAGGATTCAAAGGAATGATGTAAGATCTAACTTCTATGTTTATAGAATCACCACAGTTCAAGATTACGAAAGAGACATTTCTGATGGTGTATTCATCATTGAGATGCTTGATGCTGATTATGCACCAGAGATTGAATTTACAAGTCAGAAGTACAAACCAAACGTTGAGGATTATTTCCCACAGTTTGACAGAGACAACGCAGATGCTAATCCACCTTCTGCCGCATCCTATGCTAAGAGAGCACCAGTTGGTGAAGTTGTAACCAACGATCAGAAGAACAGCATCACTAGAAACACATTTGATTCATTCTTCAAGAAGTTCAAACTTGGTATCGGTGTTACTGTTGTAGATACTACCACTGGTGTTTCTACTATCACATTTGAAAGAAGGCATGGATTCAACCAGGCACTGGGTATTTCCACTATCACTGACAACAGCACATCTTATGCTGATGGAACTTATTACAATGTAAGACTGCTGAACAGTGGAACCACTGACTGGCAGGGTGCAACTGCTGAGGTATTAGTTGATGGTGGTGATATTGCCAGAGTTCAGATGATGAACACTGGTGCAGGATATACTGCAGGAACTGGTGCTACTAACCTAAGACTTGATCTTGAGAGCATTGGTGGTGAAGTTGGACTTGGAATGACAACTATTGCCAACAACGTTGGTGATGTTGTTCAAATCACTGGTATTGGCACAACTGTCAGCAAACATTATAGAATTACTCAGGTTCTTGATGATAAGAGAGTTGCACTTGCAAGGACAGCATCTGATCCTGAAATTACAATCAACTCTTTCGGATTCAATGTTGGTGCATCTGTAACTGTAACTTCTGCAGTATATGATGCTGCTGCTGGTATTACTACGTTTACCTGTAATATTCCACACAACTTGATTGCTGGTAATAAGTTTGAAGTTGTCACTGAGAGTGAAGGTAGACTTGGTGAGTTCACCGTTCGTGATAGAATCGGCATCAATACATTTACTGCCTCTACAATAAGTCAACTCACTGATGCATTCTATGTCTACAGACATGGAATGGAAGCTAACCAGCAATCAACCAATATAACTGAAGAGTTTGGTGGTAGAGCACTGACAATCTATGCTGGTATTCATGACTTGATTGGTGTTGCATTGACTGCAACTTCAACTGCCATCCAACTTCCCAATGTAAACCTATCAACAACTAAGAAGTTTGCTCTGGGTGATTACATTCAGATCAACCGTGAAATCATGAGAGTTGTAAGTTCTACTCTTGGTGGAACAAACAATGATGAGATTACTGTTACCCGTGCTATGTTTGGCACTAGAGCAGTAGAACATCCTATTGGTTCTAGAGTTCTGAAGATCAAGGTTCTGCCTGTTGAAATGAGAAGAAACTCTATTCTCAGAGCATCTGGACATACCTTTGAATATCTTGGTTATGGTCCTGGTAACTACTCAACTGGTTTGCCACAGGTACAAAGCAGAACACTTAGTGATCTGGAAGAATATCTGGCACAGGCACAAGATAGAAACGGTGGTATCGTTGTTTACACAGGTCTTAACAACGATGGTGACTTCTTCATTGGCAACAAGAAGATTAACAGCTTCACTGGTCAAGAAGAAACATTCAATGTTCCTGTTACAACTGTAACTGGTTCCGATCCTTCTATCAACAGCACCAGATTTGACGAACTGACCATCACCAACAACATTACAGTTGAGGGTGGTGAGAACAACAACATCGTCAGCACATTTGATGGTCCAGTCAACTTTACCAATAATGTAACATTTGACAAAGATGTTCAGATCAACGGAACACTGAGACTCGCAGGTGCTTTGGAGATTGATCCAAATGCTACTCAGAACATGAGACCAACATTTGGTAACATCCGAATTGCACAGACAACTCTGAATACCATTGATACTACTATCGATGATCTGGTTGTTGGTGCTGCAATGGGTTCAACAGTTAGCATCAGCACCACTACAACAATTGAGGGTGACTTGTTGGTAACTGGAAACATTACTGCATTCTTCCCATCTGATGCCGCACTCAAGGATGATGTCCAGGCAATCGAAGATTCTCTGGTCAAGATTTCTGGAATGTCTGGCAATAGTTTCACATGGAATGAGAATGCTGGTAAGAGTCTAGAAGGACAGAAAGATTATGGTGTGATTGCTCAGGAAGTAGAACAATACTTCCCTGAATTGGTAGTCACTGATAAGAATGGTGTTAAGAAAGTTCGTTATGAAGGTTTGATTCCAGTTCTGATCCAAGCTATCAAAGAACTGCATGATCGTTATCCCAATAAATAAAGAAAAGTCCCTGTAAATAATGGCTAGTAATTTCAAGACCGTCATCAATTTTAGAGATGGCATTCAGGTCGATACAGATGACATAGTATCAACAGGTGGTAAAGTAGGCATTGGATCTACTATACCTAGAGATACTTTAGATGTAAGAGGAAATACCATTATTGACGGTGGTGTTGAAGCATCCTCGTTGGATGTTAGTGGTGTATCAACCGTTGCGGCATTAGATAATACAAACCTCAACGTATCTGGTGTAGGTACGGTTGGTGGTCTGAAAGTAGAATCAGGAATTGTTACTGCTTCTTCTGGAGTTGTAACTTATTATGGTGATGGTTCTAACCTCATCAATCTGCCTGCTGCACAATGGACACCACAAGGTGGAAACGCAGTTTATATTGAAAAGTTTGTTGGTATCCAGACTCAAACTCCAACTTCAGATTTGGAGATTGGTCAACTTATTAAAATGGATGCTAGCAGTGGAATCATTACTGCTGCTACATTTACTGGTAGTTTGAATGGTGTTGCTAACTCAGCAAACCTTGCTGCTCTAGCACAGGGACTTACTGGCATTCCAGATATCAATGTTGGTATTCTGACTGCTACTCTTGGAAATGTAACAGGTATTCTCACTGCCACAAGACTCAGAGTTGGTAGTAGTTTTGGTGAAATCATTGGTAATAATGCTGGTATTCTTACTGCAGTTCAGTTTGTTGGACCACTTGATGGCACTGCATCTCAGGCAAGAGTTGCTGCTGGAACTACTGATGATCCTAACCTAGTTGTTACTAGTATTGCATCCTCTCAAGGATCTCCTAGACCGTTCTATCTGTTTAGTTCTGGTATCTCTACATTTGAGGGAGATCTAACTGTAAACCAAGCAATTGGTATTGGAACTAATGCACCACTTGGTGGATTATCTCTTGATATTCGTGGTAACTCACAAATTCAAGGTAATGCACGATCAGATACATTATCAGTTGGTGCATTCCAAGTTGCTGCTAATGTTCTTGAGGGTGGTAGACTCAACTTCAATAACACAGGTATTAGCACAATTCAATCTCTGAGAGTTCCTAATACTGCATATGTACATTCTCAACTAAGATGTGGATCGACAGTAGATCCAACTCAGGCACTGGATGTTACTGGTAATGCTCTTGTTTCTAATAACTTGGGTATTGGAACTACAAATGCTGCTGCAAGATTAGATATTGGTGCTGGATCTGCACTGATTCGTAATAACTTCTACATCGGAACTAACTTTGCCGATCAGCAAGATGAGACTAAAAACCATATTCTGAACGAAACTTTATTCCCACCACCTATTAATGGTGCAGGATCTGATGGTGCCAATATTGGTATTGGAACCACAACTGCTAGAGCAGCACTTGATATGGGATATGCTGGAAGACCGATGATCTTCCCAATTCTCACTACTGTTGAAAGAGACGCAATTAGTCCAACATATGAAGGTCAGATTCTCTACAACAGTGATACAGAGACTCTACAATTTAGAAATAATGCTGGTTGGGCTGAACCTGGTGGTGGCACAGGTGCTGTAAACTATTGGTATGATGGATCTGGCACTGGTATTGGTACTGTCGGTAGTGTTGGTGTTGGAACTACAAACCCACAGACAACTCTGCAGGTTGGTGAGACTTATGGTGTAACATCATCTGGTGTTCTATCATTCACTGCTCAAGCCGGCATTGCATTTACTGCCAATTCATTTAATATCAACACTAACAATTTCAGAACTGCTGAATATACTTTCCACTTCACATATAATAATAGCATCCAGAGTAATAAACTGCTGGTGATGAACACTGGTGTTGGTGGAACAGCATATTCTCAAGAGTATGCAATTATGTTTAATAATAGTTTGTTGGTTAGTATTGGTGCAACTGTTTCTGGCAATGATCTTGAAGTGAGACTCACACCAGAAGTTGGTGTGAATGGTAATGTTACATATAGGTTTACTAGGGAGACGATGCTCTGATGCATACAGTAGGGACTCAGTTCGGACGTGTATTAGTTGTCAGTGATTTACCAGAAGATCATCCTCAGGCATACGTAGTTTGTGTCAACGATGCGGCAAACTGGCAACAGGTTCATGAATATATCACCGTAGAGAATGAGATAGATGGTATTCCTAACAGGAGAATACCATGTCTATCGGAATTGCAATGTTCCGACAAGAGATCTGTCTATGAAATGTCTCCTCAAGAGGCAGATGTACTTAGAGAGCATCCATTAGTTAAGTTTGTAGAGGTATCCACAGGACATAATTCTATTGCCGTCGAGCAGGCAAAGTGGGATCAAGAATTTGCACCAGATGCTTTTGCCGATAGATATAAGCAAGATGTTTTTAATTATCGATTAGCATATCAACCATCTTCTACTGAAGTAAATTACACACAGTGGGGTATCAATAGGCATCAATTCTCTAAGTGGGAAGATCTAAATGTTGGTGTACAATATAATACTAGAACAGATAGTCAATATAGTTTAGATGGTGAAGATGTTGATGTTGTCATCATGGACACTGGTGTTGCTTGGGGTCACCCAGACTTCCTTATTCCAGAGTTAGTTGGTATTGCCACTAATACTAAAGATGGAAGTAGAGTAAGAGATATTTTAATTCATGGTCAAGAAGATTATGGTATTAACTGGGCGCAGAATGGATTAGTTGCTCCAGGTACTGGTAATCTTGCAAACTATAATATTACTGGTGCTCTTGAGCATCGATACGGGGGAAATCCATCCAATGGTTATGTGAGTTGGCATGGATCACACTGTGCAGCAACTGCAGCAGGTAATCAATTTGGTGTTGCATTCAAGGCAAATATTTGGTCCATTGCATGTGTAGATAGGAGTGATCTTGGATGGGCTCAACCATCAGAAGGATTTGATTATATTAGAGTATGGCATAAACTTAAACCAGTTAATCCCAAAACAGGCAGAAAGAATCCAACTGTCTGCAGTATGAGTTGGGGACACAGACAATTCCTATACATCTATAACAATAGCAGTGCAACATATAGAGGAACAACATATCAAAGCACTCAATATTCATCTAATGTTCTTGCCATTTATTACATGTCAACAAATGGTGCTTACTATGAATGGACTACTCATAGGCATGATGGACAAGAAATTTTTGATGAGTTGCTAGACGATCCAGAATGTAAGGATATTGTTTTTGTTGGTGCTGCTGGTAACTCAAAAGATAAACAGTCAGTATATGGTGAGCAAGATTTTAATAATGAATTCTTGACAGGTTCATTCTATTATTCTACTAGTAACTATGATAGTTACTATCATAGATCTGGAACTCCAGCAATGGGACATGAAGGACTTCCTGATGCTGTTATCAGTGTAGGTGCTCTTGATTCTCAATTACTGAGAGATGGTCTTGAATTTGAAAATAAAGCAAGTTTTTCAAATACTGGACCTAGAGTTGACGTATTTGCTGCTGGTGTTAGTGTTTTGAGTCCATGGAATGGTGGATATTATGACTCTAGGAGTGATGATGTTCCTGGTAACTGGTACAATAACTATCTCAATGGAACAAGCATGGCTTGTCCAAATGTTGCTGGTGTCATGGCATTGTATTTACAATCAAGACCAGATGCAACTAGATCAGACGCAAGACAATGGTTGTTAAATCAGGGTCGTAGAAAAATTGATTGGGGATATGATACTTCTATCTACAGAGATTCAGTAGGATATGGTGGTGGATATTATTATTGGGCTATAAGTTATTCTTTGAGGGATGCTTCTGGTCATGTGCTATATAATCCATTTGCAACTAATCAAGAATTTGTAGCAGAAGGGATAAATGTAGAAGGACTCCTTTTGAGTCAATGATAAATACATAAAAAACCGGAAGAGGTTGATGGCAGATAGAAATTTTGGTGTAAAGAAGATTAATCTACTTGATTCTTCCGGCACCCCGAATCTTACAAGTCCAAATAACATTAATCTCAATGCTGGCACTGTAGCTATCAGCACTGATCTGAGTGTCGGTGGTCAAGTAGTTGGTGATTTTATTGTTGCAGCTGGATCATCTGTTGGCATTGGAAGTACAATACCTAATGCACCTCTTGATGTTGTAGGCACCGTAATGGCAGGTGCTTTCATTGGTGATGGATCTGGAATCACCAACCTTGCTGCCGTAGGTAATGGTGTTACAGTTTCTGATACTGGAGTTGTTAGAGGAACTGCTCAACAGATTGATTTTGGTGCTAACCTTAGTGTAACTAACGTTGTTGCTGGTGTTGTAACAGTAACTGGACAAGCAGGTGGAGGTGGTGGAGGCGCAATTGATATCCTTGATGAAGCTATTCCTGTAGGTTCTGGAGTCACAACTCTGAACTTTACTGGTACTGCTGTAAATGTTACTGGATCTGGTGTTGGTGCTACTATCACCATTGATACTTCTGCTGGTATTCCTGGTATCAATACTGAAGGAACAACAGAACTAACCAACCTAGATGTCTCAGGCATCGGCACATTTGATAGGGTTGGAGTTGCTGGATCTGCTCGATTCCTTGGTGGCAGATTATCCATTCAACTAACTGCAAATGATGGTGCATTAATTAGAAATGATTCACCAAATGCAAATATTATTGTTCAATCAGAAGAATTCCTTGTTACCGATAATTTGGGTGGACTTCCTTATTTCCACGCAACCAGAACAGGTGACACAGAACTTCAATATAATCAAGTAGCAAGACTGAGAACATCTGGTCTTGGTGTAACTATTACCGATCAGTTAGATGTAACTAATATTGATGCATCTGCTGGTGTTGTAAGTGCCACTACATTTTTTGGCAACATCACTGGCACTGCAGGAACATTCTCTAGTGAAGTAAATGTTGGTGCTGCTGTTACTCTTGGCATCACATC